GCGGTAGGAAGACAAGCTCAGCAATAATTTAAAACTTTCATAATTTTTTTTTTTAAGAATATTTTTATATAAAGTATATTATAAAAATATGTCGGTATCATTCTGGAAAGCGGAGAACTCTATCCCTATCGAGCAGACGTCTAAGTCTGTACCTGTTGTTAATGGTCTCAATTTTACAGGAGGTCAAGAAGTCAGAATTAAAGTCCCTCCTACAACTAAGTTTATTAAACCTGACGAGTGTTATCTTCAGGGTGATTTTAAAATCCAATTACCAGACCTCGCTACTCACGAGGCTACACGTCTGCAGTTAGACGCACGTCTCGGAGGTCAGTCTCTTATTAGAGATATCCGTGTCTATACTTCAGCTGAGTTCGGTTCTGTGCTGTTAGAAGAAATACAGGGTTATAATTCTATGGTTTCAATAATGAGAGATTATGATACGAATGATAGTGATAAGCGTAAACGTGCTATGACTGAAGGTGCTACTATCTGGATACCTGAGACCAGAGGCACTCTAGGAACTACTCGCTCTGAATGTGCGGATACTTTCACTAATCCTTACTCTAAGGAAACCTTCAGCGGTGGAGATAAATCTGACGATTTCGATAATGATAGTTTCTTATCATGTAAGTTATGTCTGCCCTTAGAAACTGGTATTTTTCGATCTAGAAAAATATGGGCTAATATGTATACAGGATTAGAGGTCGTCATAACCTTAGAGGAGCCTTCAGCCTGTTTAACTCAGTTAGATAATGTCTCACGCCATAAGCGTCAGCGTCTTAATCCAGTATTTCATTCTCTAAATGGTTCTATTACTGGACCTAACGACTGGTCGAACGGAGCTTCGGCTCAGGTGTTTTATATCCACCCTGAAATTAATTCTAACTATACTCCTAAGTCCTGCGGTTTCGTAGTGGGTGAACGTATTAACTTCGTAAAACCAGACGGATCTCAGAACGCAGGTTTTAGTGCTACCGCTAAGATTACGTCTATAGAAAAAGTAGAGGTAGATAATGGTTCAGGTGTTAACGTCCCTCTTATTAAGATTACACTTTCAGCTTCAGTAGATAATAATGGAGGACACGATATAGAAGCTGGGTCGTGGTTTATGTATTCGGATAGTGTCCTCGCTTCTCCTTCAGGTAAATATGACGCTAAATATACTTTCTCTAATGTGGAGTTAGTGGTTCAGGAGGTAGATATGGGATCGAACTATGTTAATGATATGTTAAGTAGAATGAAGGAAAGTGGTTCGATTATTACTGATATTCTTTCAGTATCTAATTACAGATATTCTCAGTCTGCAGGTGATATCGTAGCTAATATCCGTCTACCTCTCAATCAATCAAGAGCGAAGGCTATTCTCTCTCAACCTACAGACGCTAGTCCTTATGATAGTAAAGAACGTATCGGAGCTAAGGGAACTTATGACGTAGGAGCCACAGCAGACGAAGACGGACAACTTCTAGCAGGAGACCAGTTCAGAGGTATCTCGGATAGTATTACTGATTACCAGTTCGTATATGACGGACGCCTTCAACCTTCTCGAGCTGTTAACTGCGAAAAGACTTCTTCTAAAACCAGTATCTCAGCTCAGCCGATTATAGAACTTCAGAAGGCTCTCGTACAGAGTTCTATTAATGTAAAGTCTTTATCTGATTTTAATAGAAACTTCGTAATCGGTAGAGCATTAAGTCTCTCAGCTATGGGAGTGGAGGGTGTTTATGATACCAGAAATAAAGACTTTAATCTTCAGGTAAATTATCAAGGTACAACACCTACTAAAAGTAAACTCTGGAATAATTTCGTATTTCATTTAAGACGTGTAGTTATTAAGGGAGATAATGTTTCGGTAATTGTTTAAGAGAAATGTTTTTTTAATTTTAAGTTTTTTAAATATTTTATATAATAAATAGTATAAAATGAGTAATCGCTTCATAGAGATTTTACCGCAGAATACTAACGCCAGTCATTCATATAAAGAGGGACGACCAGTAGTAGACTTTTTAATCGCAGAACAGGAGGCTACACTCCTCCCTCGCTCTATTCGAGTATGTGGTCGCTTTCATGCTTACGAGGACGAAAATAGGACTATGACTACAGGTACTAATTTATCTATGGATAGTCGTATCGGTCTGTGGTCTATCCTAGACCAAGTAGTTCTAAGTTCAGGACGTAGCCATACTACGATAGAACACCTTCGTTCAGCGAATAGGTTCTATAGTTCATATATGGGAGTTATTAATGACGAGAAAACACTCCTTAATCAGTATAGTAATATGGGTCTTACATTACCCTCTACAGACGGACAACAGCTCGCGGTTATGCAGGAAGGAGACGGAGCTAGTTCTAACGAGTTCTGTATCCATATCCCTACAGGAATGCTTATGGGGACGTCTGGTGTAAATCTTAGTAGCCAGACAGGTATCGGTGGCCTCCAGATTTCTCTACACCTCGCACCTGATAGTATGGTGCTATATGCTAAGGACGGAGACGCTTCTACCGACGGATTAGAAGGTGCTTTCTATGAACTTACTGACCTTAAGTTAGTATGTGAAGTCAGCGAACAGGTGGAAGCTAAACCTCAACCTCTAGAATATAATTCGATTACTGGATACTACACCACTATCAACTCGGCGAATGCTAATCTTAACTTCTCTCTCGGTCTTAACAGAGTATCGTCTACTATGGTTAATTTTATCCCCTCAGATTATCTTAACAATCTGGACCAGAACTCTCTCCAGACTATTAATCCTCTTACGTCAGGAGGTACTATCGCAGACGTTTCTCAGTTAGTAATGACTAAGGGAGGCTCTCGTTATCCATTAGACTATAATGTCGATACTATTTTCAGGAAAGGAAATACTCAGCAGGTAGACCCTCAGATTATCAGAAACTTTATGAACGCAGTTCTACCATTCAAGAAGATCACACATACTCTCTTATCTCCTTCGACCTGTAATAAGTCTTACACTACGGACGATACTACTATTAATCAGGGAGGTATCCTTTACGGCGTAGGTGTAGCTTATGACGTTCTAGGTTCGGACGGAGCTGACTTCTCACGTGAGGCGTGGGGTCTCCAGTTAGACCTAGCATTAGACGATAATAATCCTAATAGTGCATTCGTCTTCGTCCACCATAAGAATACTCTAGTTTACAATCAGGGACAGGTTCAGGTTATTTCGTAAATTAAAAATCGAGAAAATTAAAGAGATAATAATTAATATCTATAATTAATTATAAAGTATTTAAAAGAATGAATGTATATAATTTTAATATGAATAACCAGAATAATATGAACTACCTACCTAATGACCTTATGTCTCTCATTCTAAGTATTAGAACCGAAGAAATGAAAAAAGATAAACAGATAAAAGAAAGTAAAGAAAATTATAATAATTTTGTAAAAGATTTTAAAGAAAAGATTTATTTTTTTAAAGACGATATTTTAAGAGATAGCTATGGAACTAAGGGATTATATGAGGAAGAAATGGACGGAGACGATATAGATATGGAAGGTATGAAACGCGTTTTAGATAAATGGGAATTATGGGATATAGACTTTAATATATTAAGTCCTGTATCAGACGAAGACCCTTTTAATAGTCTTAATTAAATCTATACTTAATTTTTTAACTTTTTTTTATTAATTTTTTATATTTATTAAGTTATAAATATAAAATGTCTCAATTTACTAAGCCTGATTTTCTCCGTGCTGGTCCAGTTATGACCGATCCTACTTCTCGTATTGATACTGATATTCTCGAGCCTGTGGTTCAGAGTGAAAGCTTCTGTCGTTTTCAGTTTACTAATAAAGGTATTCTAAACGCAGGTTCTCGTATTACCTTCTGTCTAGATAAACCTTCTACTGAGAGTTTCTTACCTATCTCTGTAGGTATCGGTTCTTTAATCGAAAGAGTTTCTTTTAAATCTGGAGGTAAGACTATCTGTGAAGTTCAAGACTGGGGACACCTCCACGCGTACGAGAGTGTCTTTATGGACCAGTCAGCTATTAAAGAAAGAGAGCAGTTCTTATCTGGACGTGCTTTATCTATGGGTTTATCTTATGACGACGGAAAGGCTAACGAGAGTAGCCATATTACTCTAGATACAGGTAAAGAGAAAGTAGTTAATGCTACGTCTACGAATACTAATCAGTCTCTTTATGACTTTATGAAGTTAAATAGTGAACCAGTATTCTCTCTAAGGTTAGACGACCTAGTACCCTGCCTCAGAGGTCAAGAATTACCACTTTTTAAAATTATGGAAGACGTGCAGTTAGAGATTACCTTTACCACTCCTAAGAAGCGAGTATCTATCGCCTCAGGTGGAGACGATACTAAACCATTTACTATCAATACAGCAGAGACACGTCTTATCGCTGATTACACGTTTCTAGACGTGGACGAAATGGACGCGTATATGAAAGATAGAGGTAATAATTATGGCTATACTTTCATGGAACCGAGACTTACTAAAACTACTCTCGCTACTTCTACCGACTGGGAGAACCAGATTAGGAATGTAGGTGGTGCTGGTCGTGTAGTTAGTCGAGCAGTCGTAAGTATTACTTCAGAAAAGATTACAGCCTCAGGTCCTATTAAATCGGCTCTCGGTGATTATCGATCTATCGCCCCTGAGAGTTCTGCTAAGGGAACATACGGAAAACTCACCGCTAACTTTAAGAAAAATGATAGGTTTCTTTACCCTATTGATAGGTCTAACTCTGCTCTCCATTATCACGGAGTTCAGGACGCGACTGGTAGTGTACCTCATATCGCTAGGTCTATGTATGCACGTCAGGGATATTCTATCGCAGACGATAAGTTCGAAGGTCATTCGGTAGGTGGAGCTAATCAGGATCAGCTATTAGGTCAGCAGTTCTATACTGCATACCGCTTTAATGACGGACAGCGTGTAGACAGCAGAGGTCTCGAACTTCATTCTAAACTCTTAAGTATGACCGACGCAGATAAACCATTCGTCTCTAGGTGCTGGATTATGGTTCAGAAGGTTATGACTATCCAAGACGGAAAAGTAGACGTTATCTTTTCTTAATTAATATTATATTCTAAAGTCCTCAGTTTTTAATAAAGTCCTCAAAGTCCTTAAAAATATTAAAATAAAAGCAACCTCTAAAAATAGAATATGAAGAGCTATAATTATTCATATTAAGATTTACCTTTTTTAATTTTTATTTTCTGGACTTTCAGGACTTTCATAATTTTTATTTATTTATAATTTTAATCTTATTATATACTAAAAAATATAATGAGCGATAAAGATAATCTAATGGAAACACTAAAGAAATCTCGACCGAATGCTAAAGAAAGCACTATTAAAATGTATAGTTCTAACCTATTGAAACTCCAGAAACTAATGGATACTGATAATTTTAAGTTCTTAGATAAACCTGATAACGTTAAAGATAAAGTCTCTGAATTACATTTTACAACTCAGCGGAATTATTATAATGCAGTTATAGTTTATTTAATGGCGGTAAGAGATAAGAAGGAAGATCCTCTAATCGAGGAGTATGTAGAGATAAGAGATACATTAAATAAGAAGTATGAAGACGAACAGGCTACAGGTGTTATTAGTGATAAACAGAAGAATAACTTCGTAGATATTTCAGAGGTTAATAACATGATTAACGATATGGCGACTGAAATAAAAAATAGAAAGATTAAAAAGAAAGAGGACTTAACTCCTAAAGATAAATCATTACTTCAGTCATATATCTTATTTAATATTTATACTAGATTACCTATGAGAAATGACGTCGCTGGAATGGAAGCGATAAATAAAAGGACATATAATAAACTAACAGAAGACGATAAAAAAGAAAAGAATTATTTAGTTATCAATAAAAATAAAATGTTTATGACTTTAAATCAATTTAAAACGTCCGCTAAATATAAACAAATTAATATAGATATCCCTAAAGATTTAGAGAAGCTATTAAGATTATATATTCGTATTAATGGTATGGGAGTATTATTTAAGTCTTCTACAGGTAAACCATTATCTAGGAATGCATTAAGTCAATTACTTTTAAAAGAAACTAAGAAAAGAATGAATAAGTCGATTAGTACCACTATGTTAAGAAAGATATATTTAAGTTCGAAATATGGTAAAGTAAAGGAAGAAATGGAGAAAGACGCTAAGGTAATGGGTCATTCTACAGAAGTGGCTCAGAGTGTATATATTAAAAAGGATCAAGAAAAAGAAGAGTAAATCGCGTTTTTATTTAAAGAATTAAAATCTATAAGAAACTATAAATATGTGGGACTTAATTACTGATTTAGAAAATGGGAAAAAGAATGAGAAGCTAGTGGTTTACTTTCTTAATAAGAACGTGTATACAGACGATAAGTTTAAGTTATATCGAAATAATAAAAAAGAAGTTGATTTTAGAAATAATGAAATAGTAGCTGAATGTAAAGGTAGATATTGTAAGTTTACTGATTATGAAGAGACTTTTTTCGGATATAATAAATTAGAATATTTAATTAAAAAGAAAGAACCTCGTAAATGGAAAGTATATTTTTTATTTACTAATGGATTATATGTATGGAACTATAGGGAGAATGAGTATAGTGTTAGAGATTATTTTCATAAAGATAAACAGAGATACGTAAAACAGGTATACGTAAATATTAAATATTTAGAAAAAATAACAGCTACTATTAATAGTCATACATTCTTACCTGAGGACGTAGACGATTATCTAGGTCTCAGAAAAGATAGAGACGCTTAATCGAAGTCTATCATAAAAGTACCTGACTTACTTATAAGACCATAATATCGCTTAACTTTAGTCTTCTTTTTTAATTGTATTTTCTTTTTCATTTTATTAGAGATAATAGGTTCTATTACCTCCGATAACTTAGGATCATTATTTAATAATCTAATGGCTCTCCTTACTGAAGGTATATCTCCGTGAATAGCTATATCTCTAGTAGGGATATGTATTTCTTCAATTGTATTAAATGAAGAGTATTCTACATTATATCCATTCGTGCAGTATACTATTACCTCTTTACAGAAGTTCATTAGTTTAGTTTTTTCTTTTACAGACAGGAGTTTATCTGGGTTCTGATTAGATAAATAATTAAGTAATTCTTCTTTAGTCTTAAGATTATAAATATCACTTTCAGTCTCTAATTCTTTAATATTATTGATATACGACCATAGTTTTACGCTGAGCTGTATTTTATCCATATTATTATTATTAGGAATATCTAAGTTAAACTCTCTAATAATATCGATCATGTCTCCCTTACTGAAACTTTTATTAATCATTATATAATAGATAATATTTTATTTTAATATAATATAAACTAATGCCTCCGAAGAAGACAGCACCAGCAGGAGAACTTACTGCTCCTGAATTACGTAAACTAATTCGAGCTCATAATATTTTAAGTAAAATAACTATACCGAAAGGTACAGATAGACAGGGATTAATTAAGTTAATAGAAGGTAAGAATTATTTAATAGACCATAAAAATAAAGCTATTAAACCTCAGGTTAAAAGAGGTAAACAGATTACCTTAAAGAAGGCTGAGGAACTGACTAAACCTAAACCTGTATCTGAAGCAGTTAAGAAGCAACGTGCAGAGAAGAAGAAGGAACAGGAAGAAGCTAAAAAGAAAGATATTAAGATAGCTAAAAAAGAAGCAGTTCAGGAGTTTAAGAAAAAACAAAAAGAAGCAAAAAAGAAAATTGAAAAATCGAAGAAATTAAATGATTTAAAGTTATTTTCTACAAGTAATAATAAGAAGGATATGACTGAAACCGCATTTATTAAAAATCAGAAAAAATTACAACTTCAGAAGCAGAAGGAGACGCGTCGTGCCTTACTAAAGTCTAAACCTCCAGTCGATAAAACAACTCGAAGGGGTAAGCCTGTAAAGAAGAAAGAATTAACTAAGGAAGAAAAGATTAAACAATTAGAGCAATCAATAGCTCAGAAAAAAAAAGACGTTGAAATAATGAAGAAAAAGAATGAAGAAAAAAATAATAAATTATCTACAGAAGAAAAGAAGAAGAAGATTAAACAATTAGAGGAACAAGTAAAAAAGAAAGAGGAAGCATTAAAAAAAAAAAATGAAAAAAAAGAAAACTTAAATAATGAAGGTATGCCTAATAATGAAGGTATACCTAATCCTCATTACGACCCTGATTATCAGGGTGTATTTAATCAGAACCCAGACGACGAATATGAAAAGGTAAACTACAAGAATATAAATGAAGAGATTACTGATTTACTAAAAGGAGCTAGACAAGTAGGAGAACAATATTCTAAAGGTAAAGTTTCTGACGCCTTACTAAAAGTAAAACCTGAAGATTTAATTAAAGTAAAAGGAGCATTAAAAACTAAACTGAAAAAAGATTTAGATTTTTTCGACAGAATGGTAGGGAAAAGTATAGACGGAGTAAGTGGTGAAGTAGAATATACTGATAATATGAAGAAACTCAGAAAAGAATTATTAAGTTTATCGAAGTGGGATAAATATTATCCTGAGGAAAAGAAAGAAGTAAAGAAAAATAAAGTATTAGATAGTAATTCTTTCAAGGCTTCTAATTTAAACTCGAAGGACCTAATTAAACTCATAGATAGTTTAGGATTAGATTATAGGTTTAATAGAGGTAGATTAATGATAGGTACATATAGAGATTTTTTACAGGGTGTAGTTAGTGGAGGGGATTTCGATACCTCAAGACTTAAACCTGTAATATCAATAGAGGAAAGAGAAAAATTACCAGAACATATCAGATTATTATATTCATATTCATATGAAAATAAAAATAAAGATACAGAGTATAAACTCCTTAATAAGACAAGTAAAAAAGAGTTAGTAATGAAGATTAAGAAGTTCTTCGATAAATAATTATTTCTTTTTATTAAAACACATATAACCATTACTCTCGTCATTATCAATTATCCTTAATCTTAATAATGCAGTCAGACAATTTAAAAAATAAATATGATCTGATCTTCTTATAGCTAAGTTATTTTTCTTACGTGAATATATCTCATTACAGAAATGGAGATATGTTTTAATCTGTATCTTAATAGGTACACCTTTACTTTTATAAATTAATTCTTCTCCCTGATTTAAATAAGCATGAAGAGTTTTCTTTTTCGATAATGGATAGCTACTGATTAGTAGACCTTTAAAATAAAAACATATTGAACCATTCGAACCATTAAATATCATTATTATACTTAAATATTTATTATAATTAGTCTTTAAACTTAAATAATGATAATAATATATTCTTTAAACTTAAATAATGACTAAAAATGACTTAAAATAATAATAAATTACGTAATTTATGTCTTTTTAAGTGCTATTTTAGACATAATATTAGATTTAAGAGGTATTTTAATGATATAATAGGTAAAATATAAGATTAAATAGGTTATTTATCACGATAGAGAGCAGAAACCATTAAGAGAAGGATTAACTTCAATAATCTCCTCTACTAAATCGTTATTACCTTCTTCTTCACTATCAGAATATTCTGAATACTCTTCACTATCACTCAGAGGATTATAATCAGGATCGATAGACTTCTCTATGTCCTCCTGTATCATTCTTAAGATAGCTAAGGTTTCTAAATCTCCTCTACGTGCATAATGACTAATAATCTCTTCAAGATCCATTTTCTCAACAATACTCATTTATATATACTTAATATATTTTATTTTTAGAGAAATTAAACTTATTTTTTACTTTCTAATGATTTTAAATATTGAGATACTAAATCCTGCTCCGCTCTTCTGTTTTTCATAATCTTATAGATTACTGCACTCTCGTCGTCTACTCTCGCGAAAGATTGATTAGGATCTGTAATCGCTGTAGTGATTGTAGTAATAACTTTCTTCTTAGTAATTGTAAATGTAAACTCATTCTCAGCACCGAATACGAAATCTCCTCCTGAGTATTGTTTATCACATATAGCTACTACTGGTAAAACTGATTTACTATCTTCACCTCCTACGTAATGATTACTATCTATGATATCGCTTCTTATTGTATAATAAGGATTTAACATTTTTCTAGGTAAGTCTGTAGCTACTACTTTAAAACTACCTGAACTCTGAGAGATAGCAGGGTCGCATTCTACTTTAGGGTGCGTCCCTGCTTGTAGAACAATTACAGAAGAAGTCGGTATCTGAGTGGTAAAGAATACTGCTCCGAATTGATTAACTATATAATCTCTAGTATCTGAAGGAGCGACCAGACTATTAGTAGTAAGTAATCCATTATTATCGTCCTGAGATATTCGAGTGTTTCTATTATTATCTGCTGTAATAGTACCTGATACCTGCTGGTGTCTAAATCCTAAGATACCGAATAATCCTCTCTGAAAGTCTTCTTTATCATAACCTAAGTCTGTAAAGAATACTCCGCATATACTATCGAATATAGCCCACGATTTAATATTTCTATTCTTGATAGATAATGTTCTCTGTTGTTTAGTCCCTCCTGATAATGTATAATCGCCTACCTTTTCAGTATCGTATGGTTTCATGTCTGGAGTATATACATATTCATTTATTCTCTTATTTATTTTATATACAGATACTCCCCCCTGAGCTGTATTATCTTGGATAGGTTCTGCTGGTCCATTATCTCCTGCCTGAACTGAGACCTGACCTGCTAATTCTGGAGTATGTAATGCTTCTATATTGAAATGGTCTTTTTCATATTTAAATATAGGATTGATAGCTCCTACATAATTATATCTTAATAGTCCTGAAGTTTTATTTACTGCGTCCGCTTCTTGTAATCCTTCGGTGCTTACTCCCCAGTTATTAATTATCCCATAATCTTTCTCTGAACGTCCGTTTAAACCTACAGCACATACCGAACCATATGCATTAAAAGACCAGTCGTATCCTATTATAGTTTCAGAAGCTATATTTATATTCTGGTCTGGTCCGAATAATCTTCTATTTATACCTAAACTTAATTTCTCAGGGTGTAATGATATCGTGTTAAACTCATTCTTAGTCGCGAAACCATAACATAAATCGTCTACACTACTTCCGTCTGTTTTCTTATCCTTATTATTTTTATCATAAAAAAAGAAGAGAGGTATAGACTGCTTAGTAGTTGTAGAGCTAGTAGTCTGGTCCATATTATCTCCTCCTAAATACTTGTCGAACCCTGATCTAAACTCTGTATTCATATGTAGAAACCTTACATTATCTACATTAAACTTCTGTCCTGTTGTTAAATCAGTAGGTACTATCTCATTAAAGTTCTCATTATCGAATAATTCAGGATATAAAGCCTGAACTTCTATGAACTTTTTTAGTTTCAGTAGGTTCTCGTCGGTAAATGTTAAATTAGTCGGTATCGCAGACATAGGGGTCTGGTATGATATTACTCCGAAGGTAGACATTATCCCAGTAAACTCATTTAATTCCTGTCCTGCTATTCTAAGCTCTGGTCTCTTGCAGTAAATATTATAATAATTACTATAATAATTCTGAGATTTAAGCTTATCTTTCCCTGTTGTTCCTTGTGATTTTAAATATTCCTCTAGGTTATCCTTTCTAAAAGTATCGACAGAAGCACATAGAAAAGGTTTATAAGTATTAGTTGAATAGATTACACTTATATCTCTGATATTATCGTCATGATCGACATACTGAAATACCTGAGGCTCACCTGCTTTCTTAAATTGTTTAGTTATCTCCTGAGCCAGATTATCAGGTGAAGTAAAACCTTTATCTACTGAAACTTTAAAATAATCCTGATATATAGCATACTTCTTCCTACAGGGTTCGTCATTACTAGGGACGTTCCCTGCTCCTGCTGTTCCGGTACCCACATTTAAATAAGGTCTTAAATCCATTCCTGTCTCTTCTATTCTTCTCATTAAAGTTAACCTAGAGTTATCATTACTTATTTTATAAATACCTGTAGCTTTTTCCCAGTCGTCGTCTTTATTACCACCATAAACAAAATTATAATCACACGAAGCGAACTGACCTTCTATCTGTTTATGAGTTCGACCACTAGAAAAATCGTCCTGATTATTAAATATAGTATTATCGTCAGGTATAGTTTCAGGATAAGCGAAGCGTCTAGGTAAAAGGACGTATCCACTATCTCCTGATAGATTTAAATAATACTGATTAGTAATATAAGTCTCATTATCTTTTACGTCATAAGTAAAAGTAGCTTCTTCACTTCTTAATCTCTGAAAACCTGTAATTAATGGAGGCATAATTTTCACTTCAGTCGCCTCAGGGTCCATATCATTATCTCTAATATGAGAAGGATATTCATTAATATCTTTAATATAGTTAATAGTCCTCTTCTTACCTAGATTTACTCCTTTTAATTCGATAGTATCCGCTCCTGCTCCTACTTCAGATATATAAGCTCCCTGAACCGATACTTTATCTCCTACGTCTAACTCTATCGCCCCTACCTCATTCGTGTATAATGCAGTATTTTCACTATTACCAGACTTTACCTGTATAGAGTGCTGACGATTACAATCTATTATTTTAAGGTCAGTATATTCCATTAGTTTAATAATAATAGATATATTTTATTTTATACATAAAATCTTATTTAATATATCTATCTCTGGTCCTTTATAACTTCCTAGCTTTAACTCTTCTTTATTAAATTGTTCTTTATCGATTGTATTTCCGTCGTGAGCCACGCATACCATTACGTTATTTATATCTGTATTAAATACGTTCTTATCTTGATTTAATATAAAACTAGCTCCTTCACCCTGAGAAGATCTTTCAAAACCTCCCATACTATTAAAGTATTTTTTAGTAAATAACATAGTAGCCTCGTGTATCTGAAACTTCTTAGGACATTTTATACCTGTTAACAAGTGATCTTTTTCAGGATAAATAAATAACATACTAGAAGAACCGACTAATCCCACCTTATTATCTTTTAAACATTTATAACTATATTCTACATATATCGAGCTATAAATATCGTCGTCGTCCATGAAGCAGAATATTTTATTTCTGGCTATTTTCTTAACTAAATTATTTCTTTTTTCTCCTATTGTTCTTCTTTTTTTTTCTCTATGATAAACTAATTTTATAGGATAAATATCTAATTGTAAACCTGAGATACTATCTGTAAGAGGTTCTGTTCCGTCGTCGTCTATACATACCTCTAATTTATTATGAGGATAAGTCTGCGTCTTAAGATTATGAATTAATAAAGGTAAAAACTTACTTCTATTATAAGTAGGTATTAAAATAGAAATATTAGGTAAAGACATTATATTATATAAAATATTTTATTTTTTAAGATTTAAACCTTCTTAAATATGGTAATTACTCTAAACCTATGATTAGTAGACTTTACCATACCTATACGAGCTACTATCTGAAACTCTGTTTTTTTATAATTCGGTAATACTTGGTCTAACCATATAAGTATACCTCCCTTTTTTAAAACTTTAAAACATTCTTTAAATACTACATTTCTTCTCACCATACAACACCCATATCTATCGCAGTCTTCTACACTATAAGGAGGGTCTGCGAGTATAAGCTCATAAAAATTATTAGGTACTATATCACTCATACTCTCCGCGTCTATACCTGTATTAAAATCTACTTTATCATAATCCTCGCTATCTGGTAAAGAACCGCTGAAAACATGTAAAGTCTTACCTTTTATTAATGGATATAATGTATATATACGTTCTAAATATTGATAAGGGTATGCTCCGTATAAATTAGTTTTAGTAGTGTAATTATTACCCATTACCCAGATACCTTCTATTACGTCTCTATTAATTATAAGTTTAGAATATTTAGAATATTTTTCATGATAGTTATCTATTCTTTTCTGTAAATCCATTATATTATATAAAAGATATTATTTTTTAAGATTTAAACTTTAGGAGCTTTTCTGAAGTGTAAAATACAGACACTTTTACCACTTAAATCTTTAGCCAGAGTTTCATTCTCATTTACTAAATCGATATTGAAATTATTAACTACTATCTCAGACGTATTATTAAGTGCTACGTATGTTCTCTCAGGACATTCGAAAAAGAGAGATCCTACGTTCTTATCTGTACCTGTAGAGAAGCGTGGAGCCGAGTAAATAATATTACTGAATGCACTTACGTTCGCGTTATATGTAGTAATATTAAAATTATTAAGTCTCACGAAAATAGAACTACTTGATTTAAGAGTAGGTGTAGACGTACTATCGAAATATCCACCTCCGAAACTATTAGTCGCGTCATACGTATCTATTACTGATTTACCTGAGAAACCTAATATACTAGAAGCTCTCGCGTCCTGAGTATCCTTATATCTATCGTCAGGATCAGTATCTACTATCATTACAAAATCATAATCTAAGAAACCTGAAGCATTAAGTCCCTTATAAGTATGCGTCGCTGAAGCTGTTCCCATATCGTTATAAGCACGTGTATCTACCTCTAATCCGTATTTTTCTTCTAAATCGTTCGCACTTAGATATCCCCACCAGTCAGATACTCCGTAAGTAATTCCTACCGCTCTGCCTGAGAACTTCTCAATCCCTAGAGACTTAGTATTTTTCTGGACGTAAGCTAGAGGATATAATGCCCTACACGTATCAGCTACAGGTTTAAACTTATTAAGTTTATCAGGACTATTAGGTGAAACTAATACGTCATATCCAGAGGCGTCGTTATGCAGTTCTACCTTTACATTTTCATTCTCAATAGATATTTTTACTTTATTATAATTATCAGAATTAAGAGACCAGTCATATAAAGAACTTATTGCTCCTGAGCCTGAAGTATAATCGACTTCTCTCATAGAGATAGGTTTATCTCCGTCGAACTCACCTGAACTCGTATCATAAACAGCCTGAAAAACTCTAATCTTTCTCTGAGTTCCACCTGCTCCTGAGGTCTGAAACGCTCCCACTAAGAAATCGCAGAATATATTAGTAGTCTGAAATATCTGGCTGTCGGCTGGATTAAAATAATCAGGATTTTTACCTGTAGCTCTGCTACGTGTTAAACCTACCGCCCAGTTAGTAGAGTTAGCGTTCGATAGGTCTACAATAAACTCACCCTGATTTAAAGCTATAGGATTATCTGTTCCGATAGCTACGTTATAGGGACTATTCTGTTTCCCACCAGTTAAGGTCTGAGCTCCTGAGTTATACACTAAATATCCGTCTGCTTCGTCATAACTATTTACCCATTTAGCAGGTTTCACGTCTACACCTGAACCGCTACTCCTACTTTTAAAATTATATCTGAAACCACCGAAATCCCCCTCACTATCTTCTATCTGAGATACTTCATTAAAACCGAATGTCTCTGGATTAGCTACACCCTTATTTACTGCGTCTTTTAATTCTCTAGCCAGTTCACTCGTTCGAACCGATCTATTATCAGTAAGACCGAAACTAACAGGGATAGGAGCAGAGGTAGTTTCTGACTGAGGTGTAGTGCTTGATAATTTCTCTCCGTAATACTGATACCACTTAGTAGCAGGTGTAAGAGTAATACTCCCTTCTTTTACTATTTTTAAACTCTGTACCGCGACCTCACTATTAGGCGGTATTCTTAAAGGTTGTTTAAGGTGATTATTAAAACTATATGCAGACTGAAACTGAGAAGCTCCTCCAGTATCTTTAACTTCATTCCCACAGATTACAAGTGAAGACATTTATTTATAATTTAAGATATATTATTTTTTATATTTTATAAAATATAAATAAAGTATGCCGACTAAAAAAGAAGCTATTGACTATTTTCTTAAGAATGGAGTTAATCACCCTGAAAGCATGAAAGAAGAACAGAAAGAAATGGATAAAATATTCTTACACAGACATAAGACCTTAGGTGAGGATAATCTGGTTTATCACGCAGACGGATATGTAGATTACGAACCTCCTGCTCCTGCTCCTGCACCTTCAGGATTTTAATTAATTTTATCTAGAATTATATATTTATATCAAGTAATAATATAATGCCTTATCAAAAAAAGAAGCCTGTTAAATTGAAACCTGCTCCAGAAAGTTATATCGCTGATATGATCGAATATAGGGATAAAAAGAAAATTATAAAAGAGAAGATTTTCGTAGATAGTAAACCTAAGAAAAAACTTAATAATAAAAATAAAAAAAGTAAAAAATAATTTATTCGTCCTCGTCGTCGCTATTCATAGCATATCCTTCTGCTATCTGCTTAACCTTATGATCGTTTACCTGTAAACATATCCAGCAGTTCTCTCTTTTATTAGTCTGTTCGTTTAACCTTTTACCTTTTACTGCTCCCTTAGATAATAGGTAATTTTTATATTTCTGAGCTGATAAATTAATACTAGCTTTCTTTAGTAGTACGTTTATCTGAGAAATCGATACCCAGTCTTTTCGACCTTCGTCCCATTCCTTATCTCCCATAAAATTAAATAAGTCTAAGAACCTATCCTCTTCTTTTTCGTCGTCTTTAAAATCATTCATTTCCTCCTTCATAGTTTCAGGTATACTCATTTTCTTTCCGTAATGACTAAAGATAATATGAATGAATGCATTCATAATCTCAGGCTTCTTACTCCAGAACTTAATATCGTCGTCCTTCTTATAGAAATTACAGATATTCTCCATTATAGGACAATCGCGAGACGTATCCATTTCTAAGGCGATATCTAATTCTTCGTCCGTGCAGTCGCTTACTGGTTTCCATATCCCAGAGGGTAGCTTAACACACGACTTCTTTTCGTATTCATATTCTATCTTATCGTCTTTACCTAGTTTATACTTCGCTCTCATTAATGGTTTACCTAATCTATCGTCGTCTTCATTCAAGAACTTAGAAGGATACCGAAAGATTAAAGACGTCTCCTTAGCGTCTGCAGGTTCGATAGGGGGTAGATCATTACAGAACATACATACCCTAGCCTGTATCTTAAAATTAATCTCGTCCTTATGGTTTACACGTGCCTCGATCTTATCACCTCCAGAAGATAACTTTTTTAAGATATTTCCATTAATTCTAACCTTACCCTCAGCGTCCCTCGTAATCTCATTAGTTAATAGTAATCTTTTAAACTCGAAAGGTACTAACCACGATAAAGCCTTCGCACTATCTCCTCCGTTATTTTTAAAGAGAAAGTTTTCAGAATTAGTAGCTCTGCAGTATTCACCGAAGCAGTTCTCTAACATACCTCCGAGAACACCTTTACCGCAGTCTCTCTCTCCGATACCTACACCCCAGTTCTTATCTTCGATATGACCTGCTAGACCTCTAGCTATGTAATTTATCCAGCACTCCATAAGTTCCTTATCATTATTAAAGATAGGATTAAATATCTTCTCATATACTAATTTAATATTCTCCTCTGTAGGTTCTTCATAATCCCTATTTATCTTAATAGTAGTATGAGTATCATTATCATAATCTACGATCTTACTCTGTTTAAAATCATAATATCCATTTTTAAAACATAATTTAAATAGATTACTGGTCCATAGCTTATCAATAAAATCAGGGTCTTCTGTAGGTTCTACGAATTGAAGCATATTCATACAGGACCTAGCCATAGTCGAATAAGGATTTATACTACCTCCCTTATCCATTAAGATAGTCATATTACCGACTTCTTTTATAAGGTTTCTCTTAATTACCTTATCATTCTCAGTCCATACATTATCGACCCTCATAAAAATACGTTCGTGGCTGACTATGTAATCATTCTTTAATTTATCTGAAATAATATCAGCTCCTTCCTTATCTGTAGTAATAATATGAATATCGTCTAATTCAGGGATATCTGTAAAGTTTTTTATCTTAAACTGAATATTAATACCTGTTTTATTAATTAGTTCTTTATTTAGGTCTATGCATAAAGGTCCATAATCATAATCTTCGTCTATCTTCTTAAGGTGTAGTCCGTCGTGGATTAACGCTCCGATAGTGTACTTCTTACTCTTAAGGTAATCATATACAACCATTAGACACTTACATTCGATAGTCTGAAGATAATAACTCATAGCTGTTCCGTCTAGGTTATGATAATCAGATCCTTTATTCTCTACCGCTTTCATTCTGTATTTTAGAAGTTCATTCGTATTTAGTAGTATCTGATTATTCTTTTTAATTTCAGTTCGAGAGAATGAATGAACTCAGGGATTTCTTCTTCATTAAGTTTATTATCTTCGCAGAAAGCCTTGATAGAACCATTATAAAATATCCTCATAAGAAGGACTTTACATTTATCACGACTTAGACCTTTCTTCTCCATTTTTTTAAAGAACTTATCACGATTAGAATTATAGTAAGATAGTGCAGGACACTCTAAACCTTTATCGATAATTACCTGTTCTAAAAAGGTAGGGTGAGCGTTTACCATATCAAGATCTACGTAAGTGTCTTTACATAGAGCAGATTTACATTCTCTCCACATTAAAGGCTGAGAGATACACGTCTCACCCTCTTTTAAACCTTTTACTTTAATATTTAGACGTCCTATATCATTCTGGATATATTCAACCTCTACTTTACCCTCTTTACATTTACTTATATATTTCTTAAGAGATCCCTTATACTCTTCGTCGAGTAAATCAGAATGAAGAAGCTTAATAGCATTCTTATAGTTAAATCTCTCGTTAAGTGTGAATGTCTTCATATTGTTTAGTTTAGATAATTTTTCCGTGATTTTATTTTCTCCCATTACTTTATAATTAACTATAGATATTATTTTTTTAAATACTAATCAATCCATTTAAAGAATGTAAAAATAAAAGGTAATAATTATTTTATGACTTAACTAAGACGTAAAATAATAAAAGTTTAAAATTATAGATAAAATGTAAAAGTTCAAAAATCGCGATTTTTAAATAATGATATTATTCTCCATTAAAATATTTACTTTATTCGGATATTTTTCTTTAAAAAGTTCGACGTTATTTTTCTTCTTATAATAATAATATGAACTACGTGCATTCATAAACTCTTTATTATTATCATACTTCTCCTTTTTCTTATCCTTATTTATATGGTAATGAACTCTAGCTCTTTCTCTGTTCTGAGACTTGAACTCGTCTGTATCTTTAATCTTCTGATATCTCTCCTTTTCCTTCTCGCGTTTACGTTGATACTGATTAATAATGTTTTTAATATGTTCGTCTGAATATTCACTCATTTATATATTTACTTATATATTTTTTTTTTTAAATAATAATCGCGTTTTTTAAATATCTTAAATAATATAAATATGCCGTTAGATAAACAAGGTAAACCAGTTCTATATAAACCATTCGTTAATAAAGGTAAAGGAGCTAAATACTTCGTTTACGTTAAAGCTGATACTAAGAAGGGATATAAAAAGATCGGTTTCGGTCTTAAGGGATATCCTCAGTATAAAGATAAAATAGGATACTATAAATCACTCGATCATTTAGATAAAAAACGTAGAGATAGGTACAGAGCTAGAGCTTCAGGTATTAAAAATAAAAAAGGAGAACTTACCTATAAAGATAAGAATACCGCTAACTACTGGGCTTATTCTAAATTATGGTAAAATTATTTTCTAAATACTTAATATAAATATGTTTAGGTGTTGTTGTTTCTGGGGTTTCGGCTGGTGTGTTCGTGAGTTTAATGACGATTAAGGTATAAGTTCAGGTTCAGGTTCAGGTTCAGGTTCTTTCTCTTTACTTTCTCTATCTACTTTATCTTTTTTATCTACTTTATCTTTTTTATCTTTCTTATCAGCTGGTATTATATCCTCGTCTTCTTCTCCACTACTATTCACCTCTGGGTCTGGAGGGGGCTTACGCTCACAGAAACACAAATAGCAGAGATTAAGTCTGCAGTAGCACCTAGACTTAAATATAATCGCGAGTATACCTCCTAACGCTCCTAAGATTAAACCTGTAGCTCCAGCGAGTTCATTTATGTTAAATTGTTGAAGAATAGAACCACTATCAGACATTTTAATAATTTAACAGAGATAATTTTTATATCTTCTAAATTATAAAAGATAATGCCTGAGCCTGAACCTAAACCTATTGACGAAGTATTACAAGAGGTAAAAGTCTTAGTCAGGGACGTTAAGACTATTAAGAATGATATCGAAGTTATTAAGAATAGATTGCATGAAATCAATCGAGCAAGATTAAGAGAACAAGAAGAGAAAGACGATATAGCTAAAGGCTGGTTCTGGTAAATACAGAAATAACTAATTTAGATTTTTTACAATATCATTTTATAGAAATTATCAGATATTTTTAATAATTTTAAGAAAATAATTAATATATTTCTTATAGTAAAATGGACTTATTACCGAATATACAAGTAGATTTATTACAAGAAGATCCTGAACCTTTAGAAGAGGAGAACGTATCTGACGACGAAGGTGAGCCTGAGTTAGTAGTTAAGGAGGTTATCGATCAGGATATACCTGACGTACTAGAGAAGCAGTTAATACCTGAAGAGGATATCTTCGTAGAGAAGAAACCTAAGAAAGCACCACCACAGAAGAAAGAAAAGAAAAAGAGAGTAATGACTGAGGAACAATTAGAAAGACTAAAAAAAGGTAGAGAGAAAGCACTAGCCGTCAGAAGAGCTAAAGCACAGGAAAAGAAAGAATTGAAAGAATTACAAACTAAAAAGAAAAAGAAAGAATTACAGAAACTACGTGAAGAAGTAGACGATACACCTAAACCTAAAACTGAACCAGCACCAGCACCTCGAAAGACTATATCCTCATTAGAAGACTTACCTGCTGATATGTTAATCGAATTACAGAAAAGAGCTATCGAAGGATATGATACTAAAAGAAAGGCTAGAAAAGAAGAAAAGAGAAAACAACAATCACAGAAGACAGATAACCTTAAGAATATTAACTTAGTTAATAATGCACTAAAACCACAAATACCGAAACAATATGGAGAAGCTGGATATTTTAATGATTGTTTCTGAAGTCCTCTTTTTTTAGGACACAAGTCCTCAAAATAATAAATAGTATAATTTTAGAGGACGCAGACATTTACGTCTCTTTACGTAATAGAAATACAATACACTAATCTACTATTATATAGAAAGTCCTCAAAGTCCTCAAAGTCCTCAAAAATATAAAAAGTAATAATATAAAATAAGAATAATATAAATCAGATAATCGCATTATAAATATTTACTTTTATTCGTGATATTTTCTGGGACACGTCCTCATTTTTAAGGACTTCTTTATTTTAGAGGACGCGAGGATTATTTTCTATATTTTATATAAATGACGTATAAACAGGATTTTAATCGAAAGTATGGATTTAAACCATTAAGTAAGTCGCACTCTCTAAAGGAGATATCAGATATTACTGGCTATCAGTTGAAAGGATTAAAGACTATATTTAAGAAAGGTCAGGGTGCATTTTTCTCTCGTCCTGATAGTGTACGGAAACATATTAAGTCAGACGAGGAATGGGCTTACGCTAGGGTGTACGCTTCAGTTAATCCTAAGAGTAAAGCGTATAAGATTGATAAAGTTCATTTAGTTAAAAAAAAATCTAAATAATAATATAAATGATTAAAGTATTAGAATTATTCTCAGGAACTAGATCAGTAGGTAAAGTCTGCGACGAGTTAGGGTGGGAGAGTGTATCTGTAGACTTAATTTCTGAAGCTACTCATAAATGCGATATTATGGATTTCGATTATAAACAATATCCTAAAGATACTTTCGATATAGTATGGGCTTCTCCTCCCTGTACTAATTACTCTAAGCTTCAGGATTGTTTTCTAGGTAGAATGAGAAAAGGTGTATTATATACTAAAGAAATACAAGAGGCGGAAATGAAAGAAGACGATAAATTAGTTTTAAGAACATTAGAGATAATAGATTATTTTAATCCAGAATATTATTTTATAGAGAACCCTGCTACTAGTAAAATGAGAGATAGAGATTACATGAAAGACAGACCTTTTTATATTGTCGATTATTGTATGTATTCAGACTGGGGATATAGAAAAAGAACGCGTATCTGGTCCAATAAGAAAGGGTTTAATCCTAAAAAGTGCGACGGAAGTGGAGCCTGCGGAAATATGATAGAGATAGAAACTAAAGGAGCAGTTAGACACGATACAGGTAAACCTATTAAATCAGATAATAGAGTAGTGCATATATCTAACTGCGGAAAAAGTGAAACGTTAAAAGCAATAAAAAAAGCAGATAGGAAGATACATATATCTAACTGCGGAAATAGTGAAAGATTAAGAAGAGCTAAACATAGATTAGAAGCTCAGGGTAGAGGTGATAATAATACTACTACTCAAGCAGATAGATATCGCGTCCCTCCTGATTTAATATTTAGTTTATTTCTAGAATAAAAATATCTTTTATATAATATAAATGAGTAAGAAACTTAAGATTTTAAAGATTGTAGATCCTCCTAATACTAAGAAGAAGGCTCTGCACCCTAACCTACCTCAGCCTCCTAGTTTAGTTCTTATGATTATGCCTACTAAAACAGGTAAGTCCACGATTATCTCTAATATGTTATTGAATAAAGACTTTTACGGACAGGATTTCTTCGACGAGACTACTATAATCAGTACAACAATTAATAACGATCAGACGTCTCGTTTCATGAAACAGGCTTTTAATACTTATGATTATTATTCAGACGAATTAATTAAGGATATAGTAAAAGGTCAGTCTCAATATGAAAAAGCAGATATGCCTTCTATGTGTTTAGTGTGCGACGATTGTTTAGGTGAAAAGACTACTGCATTAAATAATCTAGCGTCTCGTTATCGTCATTACAATATAGATTTATTTATTGTATCTAGTCAGCTACTAAAAAAAGTAAGTCCTACGATAAGAGCTAATGCTAATTTCATACTGGTCGGACGCCTCACTAATGAGGCTGAAGTCGAGAAACTCTCTGAGGAGTGGTCTGGTATGTTCGGAGGTGATAAAAACTTTAGGGAAATGTATAAGAAAGCTACTAAAAAGAAGTTCGATTTTATGACCCTTAAGCTAACTGAAAATCCTGCTGAGATATGGATTAATTTTAATGAAAAGATCTATCCTGAAGGTCCTTCTGAAGAAATTGAAAGCGAAGAAGAAACAGAAGAATAAATTAAAAAAAAGAATACTATAATTTTAATATATTTAATATTATAAAATAATGGAGTTCGGTAGTGCTGATAGAAGAACTGACGCAGAGTTTACTCACGCCGTTAAAGATTATAATAGTCAGGTGAATATATATAATCAGCAGTTAACTAAAGACGCTTTAACTCAGAAAGAAGAAACGGAAAGTCTTAAGGAACAAGCAGGAGGGGACGCGAATACTAGTGCAATAAAAGAAGCAGGACAACACGCTAACGCTGTAGCTCAAGGAGTTAAGACTGCTAAAGACTTTCAGAAGATAGGTCAGCCTATTAAAGCTACTGAGGATATAGTAAAAGTAGGTGAAGGTGGTGCGAGGACATTAGTTAAGAAGGGAGAAGTAGTGGGTAGAGAGACAGCTCAGACATTAGGTAAATCAGCAGGTAAACTCGCTACAGGATTAGGAGTAATAGGAGACGTAGGTTCGATAGGTATGGATATAGCGGAGGACGTAAATAACTGGGATAAAATGAGTACAGCAGATAAAGTTTCTAATATTGTAGATATAGGTGGAGCAGGTTTAGATATGATAGGAACTGGATTAATGGCGTTCGGAGGACCTCTAGGAGCAGTAGTAGGATTAGGATTAAAAGGTTTAGGAGACGTAGCTCAGGTAGGTTCAGGTGTAGAAGATACTATTTCAGGATATCAATCAGCTCAAGATACTAAAGACGCTTTAGACGAACAACAAGATAAAGCAGAGAAGGACGCACCTGATCCTAAAGCTCAACAACAGGCAGGACCTAGTCTAGCAGGGGCAGGAGCTTTAGCGGTAGGAAGACAAGCTCAGCAATAATTTAAAACTTTCATAATTTTTTTTTTTAAGAATATTTTTATATAAAGTATATTATAAAAATATGTCGGTATCATTCTGGAAAGCGGAGAACTCTAT